CAACAGCAGTATCTAGTGCAGGAACTAACGCAAGTGGAATAGGAATATTTGAGTATGATGTACCATCTGGTTACACAGCTCTTTCAACAAAAGGATTAAATACATAATGGCATACACAACAATTAATAAATCTACAGCACATTTTAATACTAAAATTTATACAGGAAATACTACAGCAGGTCATTCAATAACTGGTGTTGGTTTTCAACCAGATTTTACATGGGTTAAAAAAAGAAATGCTACAACAAATCATTTTTTGTTTGATGCTATTAGAGGTGCAACAAAAGCAATTCGGTCAAATGGTACTAATGCCGAAGAAACTCAAGCAAATGCACTTACAGCTTTTGGCTCTGATGGCTTTACTGTTGGAAATGATGGAGATGTAAATGGTGGTAATATGGCATCATGGAATTGGAAAGCAGGTGGAGCAGGTTCATCTAACACAGCTGGGGGTATAAATTCTACAGTTTCAGTTAATACTACAAGTGGATTTTCTATTGTTAAATATACAGGAAATGGAAGTAGTGGTTCAACTGTTGGACATGGATTAGGTTCTGTACCTCAAGTGATTATAACAAAACGACTAACTTCAGGAGATGATTGGATTGTGCAACATCATAAAATTACTACAGGAAATCCATGGGATGACCAGTATTGTATGCTTAATAGTACTGCAGCTAGAGCAGGTAGTTATTCAGTATCAGGTGGTTATACACCTACATCTTCTCTAATTTATCTTGGTAGTGATGGTAGAGTAAATGGAAATGGACAAGATTATATATCTTATGTTTTTGCAGAGAAAACTGGTTACAGCAAGTTTGGTTCTTATGCAGGTAATGGAAATGCTGATGGAACATTTATTTTCACAGGCATGAAACCTGCTTGGATAATGACAAAACAAACAAATGGTTCTGATTGGTGGGTTATAAATGATACTAAAAGAGATACATTTAATGCTTCTACTTTAGGAATTAGACCTAATGATACTGCGGCAGAATCATCAGATAGTGCATGGACAAAAGATATACTTTCTAATGGATTTAAACAAAGAACTGCTAATGGTGGAAGTAATGGCTCTGGAAACACATACATCTACATGGCATTTGCAGAAGCACCTTTAGTTGGAACTAATAACATACCATGCACAGCAAGATAAAAGGAGAAAATAAATAATATGACAAAAGCAAGAGATTTAGCAAATATAATATCAACAGGTGTACCTAATAGTTTAATTACTTTAGATGCTAATGAGATACCAAACATTCCTGCAAGTAAAATTACAAGTGGTACTTTTGCAAATGCAAGAATAGCAGACTTATCAGCAACTAAATTAACTGGTACAGTAGCAGACGCTAGACTTCCATCTACTGCTTTAAATAGTAATGTTGATTTAACAAATCTTTCAGCAAGTCATTTAACAAGTGGAACAATACCTACTGCTAGAATAACAGGATTACCTAGTGGTGTTGGTGGAAAAGTTTTAAAGTATGCAGTTGATTTTGATGGGGCTTTTATTAATCTAAATCACACAAATTGGGTTGATACTGCTTTGTCAATCGCTTTTACACCAACATCAGCAACTTCAACTATTATAGTTAGAGGTCATGTTCATTGTTATGTAAGTGGAAATTCTGGTTCATATCATGGACTTATGCTTTATAAATGTCAAAAAGATGGTAGTGATTTTGGAGAGGGTTTTAATATTTATTCAGGTTATACTTCAAATGCGGCTCTTATTAATGCTCCATTTCCTTTTCTTTATGATGACACTTCAGGAAGCACTTCAGAAAGAACTTATAAAATACAAGTAAAAAATCAAGATACTCAAACAGGTTCAGCACATAATCAATATGGTGGTAAGTCAGTATTAGAAATTTTGGAGATAGGAGCATAATGGAAATTTGGGATAAACAAACTAAAGCTATAAGAGAAATTAATCCAAACGCACAATTTGTTATTAGAGAAAACGATTTAACAACTATTGAGTGGGAAGATACAACACCAATACCAGTAGCAGACATAGAAGCTAAAATGGTAGAGGTAGAAGCAGACTATGATGCTAAAGAATATCAAAGAAATAGAGAAATTGCTTATCCTACAATTCAAGAACAATTAGATATGCAATACTGGGATAATGTTAATGGTACTACTAACTGGAAAGACGCAGTAGCTAAAGTTAAGGCAGATAATCCTAAAGACTAATGGCTAGAAAACTAACCTCAAAACAGTATGCTGATGTAGCTACTGGGGTTAGACTTTCATCACATGAGAAACTTTGTGCTGAACGAATGAATAACATTTTAAAAAGCATAGAAGAAATGAAAAAAGAAATTAAATCTTTAAGACAAGATGTTGCTATGGGTAAAGGTGGATTAAAAGTTATTCTTACTCTTGGAACATTAATTGCAGGGTGCATAGGATTTTTTACGTTTAGATGAAATTTATATTAGTGTTGTATATGTGCAGTATGACAACTGGACAATGCCCCTCTAATCAAATTGCAGGTTATCAATTTAACTCACATTATGATTGTGTGAATAGTGGTTATGCTATTGCACAAAAAACTTTTAGAAATTTAAAAGAATTACCAGAGTGGGATATACCTGATTTTGAAGAACAAAAAATAGTAATCAAATTTGAATGTCAAGGAATTAAAACAGAAGGAGAACCAACATGATAATATACGGATATACACCAAAGACTTGGTTAAACAAAATAAAAATATACTGGGGTAATACAGATAAAAAACTTTTTGCATTATTTGTAGCTTGGTCAGTTATTCTATGGGCAATGTAAGATGTGGTTTGCATTATTAAAAAATCCTCTTACTAAAATTATAGCAGAAAAAACATTTGGAGCAATTTCTCACAAATTACAAAAAGATAAAATTGTAAGAGAAAAAGAATTAGATGCAGTATCACAAATTTCAATAGAACAAATTAAACAACAAGAGCATTCGTGGAAAGACGAATGGTTGTGTTTATTTTTCACAATTTTAATGGGTCTCCATTTTGTCCCATACTTCCAAGACACAATGGAACGTGGGTGGTCAATATTACAAAATGCTGACCCTATGTTTTGGTACATTATTCTAACAATAGTAGGTGCATCATTTGGTGTAACTACAATGAATAAACTAAAGAAAAAATAGTGCATAACTTTTTATTAGGGTTCTTTGGTGGTATCGACAACATTTTTATAAAATTAAACAAAACTGTAGACGACTTGTGGACGTTTAAATTTCCTAAATCTAAAAAAAGAGGTAATAAAAAATGAATTTAGCAGAAATATTTAAAAAGAATTTTATATTCATACCAGTAGTTGCTTCTATCGTAGTTGGGGGTTTTACTTCAGTTAAATATGTTTTAAATTTAACAACTACTATTAACGCATCAGAACAACACATAGTTAATTTAGATAGAGATTTAAAAGTTTCTATGGATAAAAACAATGACTTAAATAGTAGAGTAGCTTCATTAGAAGCATCATTAAAAATGGCAGAGGATTTGTACAGAATTTTAAGCGAAACTGTACGAGAACATGGCTATGATATTAAAGATTTAAACAGAGATATTAATGGGTAGACTTCATGTGTTCTTTGTTTTTCTTTACACACTTTTATTTGTTACCTTACTGCATTATGAGTTCGCAAATGCTAGGAACGAATATTTAAACACTTACACTAACGAATGTAGAGAAGGTGAAGTTGATATTTCAATTTCTAAAAGAGAAAGTGAACAAGATTACAGAACTTACGACACTAGCGATTATGACAATGATAGTCACGAATTAAGATTAACTTTTAGAAAATATTTAGGCACTACTTGTACTAAAGAAATGAGAAAAGTTTATCAAGAAAACATGGAACTAAGACAACAACTTGAACTACTTAAAATGTGTAGAAAAGTTGTAGGTAGAGAATTACCTGTAAGTATGAATTTATTAAAAGCTAAATGTGCAGGAACAGACCCTAATTTAGCAACAGAAAATAAAACAGATAAACCTGCGTATGACGTTTTGATGGAAACGATTAAAAAAGAAAATGAAAAAAAATAATCAATGGGTATTACCATTATTAGGTACTATCCTGCTTGGTCTATCTTCGTATGTCTTAATGACAATCGTAGAACTTCAAGTTCATATAGGTATGCTAACCGAAGAAATTTTGTCAATAGATAAACAAATTGGCAGAATTTACAATCACATGGATAGGCTAACAAAATAATGAAAACAGCAAAATCGTATGTACCTAGAGAAAAACCTAAAAAAAGAAAAGGACAACATGTCAAGTCAAGAAACAAAGGAAGTACCTTTAAAAAATACAACAGACAAGGAAGACCACAATAGTTTAGAACAAGTCTTAAAAGAGTTACCACAATTATTGGTAAACCATGCTTATAAGAAATTAAAATCAGGAGAAGATTTAACAGCTTCAGAAATGAAAGTATGTTTAGAAGTTTGTAAAACATACAGTAAAGAACCTTTATCTAAAAAGGAAGATAACATTTTAGACGAAGTACCTTTTGATGATGGATAAACGATTAAAGAATTTTAAAAATTTTTTGTATTTATGTTGGAAGCATTTAACATTGCCAGACCCAACACCGATACAATTCGATATTGCAGATTACTTACAGTCAACTGAAAAGAGACTTGTAATAGAAGCATTTAGAGGTGTAGGTAAATCTTGGATTACCTCTGCTTTTGTCTGTCATCAATTACTTCTTAATCCTCAAAAAAATATTTTGGTAGTATCTGCTAGTAAAACTAGAGCAGATGACTTCAGTACCTTTACACAAAGGTTAATTGCTGAAATGCCATTGTTACAACACTTAATACCTAGAGATAATCAAAGACATTCAAAGGTATCATTTGATGTAGCACCTGCGTTAGCCTCACATGCACCATCAGTTAAATCTATGGGTATTACAGGGCAGTTAACAGGTAGTAGAGCAGACATTATTATTGCTGATGACGTTGAGAGTGCTAATAACTCCCAGACACAGCTTATGCGAGATAGATTGTCAGAGACAGTCAAAGAGTTTGATGCAATTATTAAACCTAACACAGGTCGTATTATATTTCTTGGTACTCCGCAGAATGAGATGTCATTATATAACTCTTTAGAAGAAAGAGGTTTTAAGACAAAAATTTGGACTGCATTAGTACCTAATCAAACACAAAAAATTTCTTATGGTCACAAACTTGCTGACATTATAGTTGGTAAAGAAGGTGACCCCACAGACCCATCAAGGTTTGATGCAATAGATTTAATGGAAAGACTATCTTCGTATGGTCGTTCAGGTTTTAACTTACAATTTATGTTGGACACAAGTTTGTCTGATGCAAATAGATACCCTTTAAAGTTAAACGATTTAATAGTAGCTTCAGGTTGTTCAACTTGGAAAGAAGCTCCTGCAAAGATACAATGGGCTTCTTCACCAGAACAGATAAAAGCTATAGACCCAGATATTCCTAATGTAGGACTTAAAGGAGATTACTTTGTAGCTCCTATGTATATGTCTGATGAACACACTGCGTTTGAAGGCACAGTAATGTCAATCGACCCTAGTGGACGAGGTGAGGACAAAACAGCGTATGCGGTGCTTAAAATGCTTCATGGAGTGCTTTATCTGACCTCTGTAGGCTCATTAGAAGGTGGTTATAGTGATGACACTATGGCAAGGCTTTCTAACATTGCAAAGAAACATGAAGTTAACTATGTGGTCATTGAGAGTAACTTTGGTGATGGTATGGCAACACAGTTGTTAAAACCTATTATGGCAAAGATACATGCCTGCGAGATAGAAGAAGTTAGACACAATACACAAAAAGAAAAACGTATTATTGATACGCTTGAACCACTTATGAATAGTCATAGGTTAGTTATAGATGATTTGTTAATTAACGAAGATTTTAAGAATGAACCTGACCATCAGTTGTTTAGACAGATGACAAGGCTTACTAGAGACAAAGGTTCTTTAAGACATGATGATGCTATTGATGCTTTAGCTATGGCGGCTAAGTATTGGGTAGACAGATTGGATAGAGACCAACAGTTATCTTATAATCAACACAAAGAAGAACTGTTAGACAGAGAATTAGAAAGATTTATGGAAAACAACATTGGAAGGACACAGAGTAAAGACAGATGGATATAAACCAGACAAAAGAAGCCGTTAAAAAAGAAGAAGGTTTTAGATTAGAAACTTACCATTGTACCGAAGGTCATCTTACAGGTGGCTATGGTCACAAGATGTTAGAAGGTGAAGTAGCTCCAACTACACATCAAGGGTGGGTAGATATATTTGAGAGAGATTTTGCTAGAGCCATGACTGGTGCTGAAGATGTACTTATGTTATGTCCTAATATACATGAGACTGCTAGACATATAGTGGTTGAGATGGTGTACCAAATGGGTGCTTATGGGGTATCTAAGTTTAAAGGTATGCTTAAAGCATTACAAGATGAAGACTATAAGACTGCCAGTGTGGAGATGCTAGATAGCAGGTGGGCTAAACA